TTAATGAAGATGAAATTGATAGTAATATTAATGATCTAAAAGAGTATAAGAAACCTAATAGCAAATTTGAATATACTATGTTAAAAGGTTCAGAAAGTGTAACACAAACAACTTACGAAGAATATGAGCAGAAGTCTAACAACAGCGATAAAGAACGCATTAGCAACAAATGAAATTAGACCATTTCATTTACTTACTATTGGATTTTCAACACCAGTAAATTTTACTGATTGTTCTTTTCCATTAACTTCTTCAATCTCTGGTAGTTCTGTAACTTATACTTCATCAGATTTTATTATAGGTGTGTCTGATTTTACTGAAGAAATAGATGTAACTAAATCAAGTTTAACAATATCATTATCAGGTGCAGATCAAACATTTATCTCTACTGTTCTTAATGAAAATGTTACTAATGATGAAGTAACTATTTTTAGAGGATTATTAGATTCTTCTAATGCTATAATAGCTGACCCATTTCTTTTATATAAAGGAAATATAGAAAATTTTGCAATAAATGAAAATACAAAATCAAGTGTAGTTAATTTATCAGTTGTTTCACATTGGGCTGACTTTGAAAAAAAGAATGGTCGTAAAACAAACAACACAGCACAACAGAGATTTTTTAGTACAGATGTAGGAATGGATTTTGCATCACAAACTGTTTTAGATATTAAATGGGGTAGAGAATAATGTTTAAATGGTTTGAAAAAATATTAATTAAAGTAGCCAAAAAAATACTTAACAAACACGCACCTAAAGGAGAGTTCCTTGCTTATATAAATAAACGAGAAGAAAAACTTTTAAAACAATATGGTGGTGCTGGACTACCTATAAAGAAAACAGGAATAAAATCTTTTTTTTCCATAGGTGGTTTTGTAAGTTCAGCTTTAAGTTTTTTTACAAACCTTAATCCTGTTGTTAAACTAATTGCAACAATAGCAATAGCATGGTTGTTTAGACCAAAAGTTCCTGATCTACCTGACTTTGGTGTTAATGAAGCTGATGATTTTGAAACAGGAGTTCTTTTAAACAAACAAAGTAATGATGCAAATATTCCTGTTATATTTGGGGAAAGACTAGTTGGTGGTACAAGAGTTTTTGTAGAAACTTCAGGAACAGATAACACTTATTTATATATGGCACTTGTTCTGGCAGAGGGAGATATAAACTCAATAGAAGAAGTAAGAGTTGATGATAAAATAGTTACATGGGCAAGTGCTTTATCTGATGGAACAGAAGTAGAAGTAGGAAGTGGAGATAGTAATTTTTATAAAGATAGTGAAAGTTTAATTAAAATAGAACCTCATTTTGGAACAGATGGTCAATCAGCATCATCTATATTATCAACATTATCTAATTGGGGAAGTAATCATAAATTATCAGGCATAGCATATTTAGCTTTAAGGTTTAAATGGAATCAAGATGTATTTTCTGGAATACCAAAAGTTCAAGCAAAAATAAAAGGTAAGAAAGTTGTTGCATATAATTCTAGTTTAGCAGCACAAACAGCAGCATTTTCTACTAATCCAGCTTGGTGTTTATTAGATTACTTAACAAATACAAGATATGGAAAAGGAATAGCAATATCTGAAATAGATTTACAATCTTTTTATGATGCTTCACAAGTTTGTGAAACACAAGTAACACCATATTCTGGTGGGAGTGATATAAATATTTTTGATACAAATGCAGTTATAGATACATCAAAAAAATTATTAGAAAATGTTAGAGAATTGTTAAAAGGGTGTAGAGGTTATCTACCATACACACAAGGAAAGTATAATTTAATTATAGAAACAACAGGAACTGCATCAATTACAATAACCGAAGATGATATTATTGGTGGATATAATTTACAAACACCAACTAAAAATGAAAAATATAATAGAGTAATTGTATCTTATGTAAACCCAGATAGGAATTTTCAAGTTGATGAAGTACAATTTCCACCAATAGATGATAGTGGATTACCAAGTGCAGATCGTCATGCAACTATGAAAACTGCTGATGGTGGTTTTTTATTAGAGGGTAGATTTGAATTTGGCAAAGTTATTACAAATACTTATCAAGCAGAAGAAATGGCTGAAGTTATTTTAAGAAGAACAAGAGATTCATTAAGACTTTCAATAAATGTTTCTTTTAGTGCATATGATTTAGCGATTGGAGATATTGTAAATATTACACATTCTAGTATTGGTTTTTCTGCTAAACCATTTAGAGTATTAGCAATAAAATTTAACCCTGATTATACATTAGGTTTAGATTTAGTAGAACATCAAGACGCACATTATACTTGGGCAACCAAAACACAAGCACCATCAGTACCATCTACAAATTTACCTAACCCATTTACAATCCAACCACCAGCTAGTGTTACTTTATCTGACCAATTAATTGAATATAACGATGGAACTGTAATTGTAGCTTTAGATGTTAGTATTGGTGCTTCTCCTGATTCGTTTATAGATTTTTACCAAGTAGAATACAAGTTAAGTACAGATTCAGATTTTATTATTTATGCACAAGGTTCAGGATTAAATCACAGAGTCTTGAATGTAATAGACCAATCTACTTATGATGTAAGAGTAAAAGCAGTTAATACATTAGGAGTATCATCAACTTATGTATCTGCACAAAGAAAAATAGTTGGTGCTATTGAGCCACCTAGTGATGTAACAGATTTTTCTTGTAATATTGTAGGACAAGAAGCACATTTAGGTTGGGAACAAATATCTGATTTAGATTTAGCATTTTATAATTTAAGATTTAGTAAAGAAACTGATGGTAGTGCAACTTGGGAAAACTCGGTAGCTTTAGTAGAAAAAATATCAAGACCAGCAACATCTATTTCTGTACCAGCTAGACAAGGAACTTATCTTATAAAAGCAGTAGATAAATTAGGTAACTTTAGTTCTAATGCAACTGCTGTTATTTCTAATGTAACATCAGTATTAAATTTCAATGCTGTGGCCACTCAATCAGAACACCCTAATTTTACTGGTACATTAACAAATGCACTTATTTCTGATAGCACAATTAGATTAGATTCATCAGAACTATTTGATGCAGCTAGTGGAGATTTTGATGATGAAACTACAAGATTCTTTGATTCAGGTGTTGCCAATGCTGATTTTTTTGCAAGTGGTAATTATTTATTTGCAGATGTTATAGATATAGGTGCTAAACATACAGCTAGAATTACAGCTACTTTATCACAATCCTCTGACAATCCTGATGATTTATTTGATAATAGAACAGGATTATTTGATTCTTCTTCATCTAACTTTGATGGAGATACACCAGCTAATGCAAATGCACATTTAGAAATAGCAACTTCTGATGATAATGTTACATATACAGCTTTTCAAACATTTGTTATTGGCGATTATACTGCTAGATATTTAAAATTTAGAGTTGTTTTAATTTCAAGAGATTTAGCTTCCACTCCTGTTGTATCAGAAGTAACAGTTTCAATAGATATGCCAGACAGAATATTTAGTGAAAATAATATAACTTCAGGTGCTGGAACTAAAACTGTAACATTTACAAACCCATACAAATCTGTTAATTATGCAGTAGGAATTACAGCAGAAAATATGGCAACAGGAGATTTTTTTACTGTATCAAACAAAACTGTCAATGGCTTTGATGTATTGTTCAAAAATTCAAGTGGAACAAATGTATCAAGAACATTTGATTTTATTGCAAAAGGGTTTTAAAAGGAGTATAAGAAATTATGGCACAACACGATTTTAACATAGCAAACGCATCATTCCCAACTGTAAGAGCAGATATTAACAATGTTTTAACTGCAATTAATACAACTCAATTAGGTGCATCTGCACCAAGTACAGCAGCACAAGGCACACTTTGGATAGACTCTGCTACGTCAGGAGTTTTAAAATTAAAGTTGAATGATGGCACAGATAATATAGAACTATTACAAGTAAATATTTCAAGTAATGCAGTATCAAGCACTATGTCAGTTACAGGAACAATAGCTGAAACCGACCCAAATGCTTTACCACTAGCAATAGCTTTAGGATAAGGAGAATAAATGGCAAATACTTTTAAGGTAAAAACAAATGGTGCAATGCCAGCAAGTGCTGGAACTCCACTAACTCTTTACACAGTTCCATCATCTACAACAACAGTAGTTATTGGATTAACACTTTGTAATATTCACACTTCAGCTGTCACAGCAGATGTTCAATTAGTATCAGACACATCAGATACAGAAACAAACGAAACAGTTTTATTAATTAAAGATGTCAGTATTCCAGCTGGGTCAT